TAGGTCCGCATAGCGTAGGTCCGCAGAGCTTAGGTCCGCATAGCGTAGGTCCGCAGAGCTTAGGTCCGCATAGCGTAGGTCCGCAGAGCTTAGGTCCGCATAGCTTAGGTTCGCAGAGCGTAGGTCCGCAGAGCTCAGGTCCGCATAGCGTAGGTCCGCAGAGCTTAGGTCCGCATAGCGTAGGTCCGCATAGCTTAGGTCCGCAGAGCTTAGGTCCGCATAGTTTAGGTCCGCATTGGCCTTAATCGCCAATTCTAAGGCCATTTTAAAACTCTCGGTTTTTACCGAGAAAAGGACTGTTCCACTTATCCCTGATTTAATTTCAAATAGTTTCATTTCTGTTTTCTCCTATATATCAACGTTCATAATTTAATTCTTATGGGAAAGTTATATTTAACAAAACCAATAAGTTTTTTTCTAGCAGTTTCTAATTTATAAATAGACATTAGATGTTCAAACTTAATACTTAAGGCTACTAAGTAGTGTTTTTTTTAAGAACTATTCTTAAATTTTTCTCTGTCAATATAGGCAGAATTTCTAAACGTCTACTCAACCTATTTCCATAAGTATGTATATCCCTATTCGAATACCCGGCTTTTCTTAATACCGCTCCCAATGCGCATACTTCAGAGTTACGCTTTGTACTAACATGATATCCGAAAGTCATCTCTACAATATCCCCTGACATCAAAGGTTCTGTTTTAATAGCTTTTATAATCTTATTTCTACTTATAGTTTTGTTCATAATCTGCCCCTTAAAATAAATAATATTAAAGAACCTATAGAATATCCAATTAAATAGGCCACTAAGTAGAATGCAAATATACTTAGTATCATACCTAGACTTATACACAGATTTATTAGGTTTTTCATATTTTACTCCTATAATAATGGCTTGCTATCCAAGACTCAGCACAATCCCTACAATAGTACTCCCCATTAGAGGCTTCTATTTCTATCTCTCCTTTGTTACATCCAAAGCATACATATAAAGAGCAGTTGTCGCATAATGTCTCCCCATCGTCAGTTATGATGTTACATTCAGAATACTTAGAACAATCTCTACAGTTAGACACATTAGTCTCCTTTAATCTACATCGCCAGTTAAAGTGAATGATTTAACAGCCGTATTGGGCACTGCTTTATACCAGCCGTCTAATACTAGGTTAGCATGTTCACGTCCAGCGTGTCTTACAGTGCCTGAAACAAGATCATGCTGTTCGTTATACATAGAGCAGATATGGTCTCTATTTCCTTGAGTTCTAAGTATTGCCTCTTTATTATTTCTAGGAAGAACTCCAAACAAAGGCCCTTTATCCGCTTTAACCAGATCAAAGTTATGCATTCTTATAAAAAAGTATTCGCCTTGGCGTAAGACTTTAGTGCCCTGTTCCATGGCTAAGCCAACTTCATCTGGAATTAGGGCATCATAAGCATCTGCGATTGATTCGACTTTATAGGGAATCTCAACAATGAAAGCATTAAATATACTATGCTTAATCTCTTCCCTATCTATATCGAATAGGAAGTATTTACCACCAGTTTTAAATAGAGAAGCGCCAGTAAAGTGAGTGTCCTCATATATTTTCTTAATAACTTCGCCTTTTTTATTCTTTTTATCTTTATCGGGCATATGCCTATTAACTGTTTCACTTCCGCTCTGATCAATGATTTCAATCTCTTTAATCTTAAGACCAGCTTCAGTGAATGAAGCAAAAGGCAGCATAGGAATCTTTAACTGACGCATTAGTATTTGACCGGGGGATTCTCGCCAGAATGCGAAAGAGGCTCTATGAAGAGAGCTATTAGCTAAAAGTATCTCTTTATTATTCTTATTAATTCTAATACAAATAACATCTTGTTTTAATCTATTATAACCCTCAATACTTATTTCAGTAGCGATACGCCTATAAACCAGAGCATTAGGTAAAGCTATATAATTATTAAATTTGCCTGTTCTCTTCTTCATAAAGGCTTTTGTTGCCAATGCTAAGTCCTTATTTGTGTCTTTTGGTATATACATAATTATCCTTTAAATATCTAAAGCTTCTAATGAAACTAAAGCGGGTGTATACTCGTCTAGTATTTCTTTAACACGAGTACGTTCAATTCTAGTTACCTCACGTTTTCTTAATAGCTTGGCATTCCTATCTTTTAGAGCGCTTTGAGCAGATAGTAGCATAAGCTTTTTAGTCGGCTTAACCCCAAGTAATGCGAGATTCTTAAGATTCTTCTTAAGATTTTTTAGTTTCCAAGTAGCTTTTTTATCTCTAGAATGCTTAACTTTAAGTAACTCTTCTTGATATTCTCTAATAGTATAAGCTAAAGCATTGTCTAAGTCTTGGAGACCTCTTGGTGCTTGTACCTCAATAAATTTAAGACCTAAATCTGTAATTAAAGATTTAACACGATCTATGTGTTTATTTGTTGTCCTTGAATAGCGATAGGTATTAACTACTAATTTACCCTTAATCACTTTAGTCAGCTCATACCAATCATACGAGTGTCCAAGCCCTGTTAAGGGGTTAAAATCACATTTAGATGTTTTAAATATACGCTTTGTCTTTTTATAGGGAATAGCGGACCAGTTTAGGTTGTTAAGTTGTTTTCTAAAAATCTCTAACTTATCGAAGTCACATCTTAAAGGACCCAACATAATTTTTTTAATTTCTTTTTTAATTCTATTTATTTCCTTAGCTTTAAGTTTATTAATTTTTCTATCTAATTGCTTTTCTGTCATCAAATTCTTCATATTAATCCCCTATTCCCATAGTATAACGCAATTCCCACATAATGAGCATATCTCTTATCTTGTGTCTTCTACCCTTAAAGCCTATTAATACCATTAATCGCTTCATAAGATACTCCTTATGGTGCGCTATATAGCACCATATATTAGTTTTATGGTGTAGTATATAGCACCATTACTCAAACGCTACTCCAATGTAAACCATTGTCAATATGAAACCCGAATACAGAATAAAATATAAGTCGTGTAAATACATATAGTCCTCTTATTGTTAGCGAATTACTACAACTTTATTATCAGCTAAGGCTTTACGTAAATCACTAAGTGATATCTTATTAGTATAGATAACTCGCTTATCTTCTTTAGTCTCCTTAGCTTCTTCTTTACTTAAGAAGTCTTCAAATGCTTGCATAGTCTTAATATCCAAGGTATTCATTAAGCAGTCTCCTCATTAGAATCTTTCTTATTAAAGTTAATACGTGATATAATGCTCACTATGTTATTGAATCCCGCATCTCGATAGGCTTGATTAAGGTTATCCTCTAGCATTGGGATAAGACCTATAGACTTATTTCTATGCTGACTAATAAAATTAGGGTATTCTTTACACTTATTAGATAAGGAGTCTTGTATTGTAAATATCTTATCTAAATGTGCTTGTTTCTTTTCGAATTCTTCTCTTGTCATGACTTAGTCTCCTTAGACCTGGAAGAGGGGACCGTCTTAGTCCCCTCACCAGAATGAAGTCGAGATGAGGGTTCAGGGGTTTTAGTCTCGACTTCAATACCCATTCCTTGAGTGTTCTTATAGGAATGCACTAGCATTCCATCTATAAACTCTGCTATAATCTTATCATCTTTAGATATGAGTACTTCATACTCTTTACCTATCATCTGTTCTAATGTCTTACCAAAGTATATCATAAATACTTCTTTAACTCATTCTCAACTGTAGTACCATCTTCCATTGGAGACACTGCTATATGCTTAATAGCTACCTTTACAGGCATAAGCACCCAATCAGAGGATATGTTAACTCCGAACAAAGCCTCTGGTAAAGTCATTAAGACTTTACTAGTACCCTTAGACTTACTGATCTCTACAATTTCTATATCGTTAGTGCCGTTAGTATTCCAATGATATACTCTGACTTTAATATCTTTATCCATAGTTACCTCACAAGCATATACTATGCAACGCATATGCCGAGGTTATAATACAATACAGATGAGATGAGAGTACTCGAGTGACTCTTATTGGCACTGAATTATACAATAGCTAATGATATCAATCTGTAGATCTTATGTACAATGTACTATACTTAGACACTAGATTGGATAAGCGTAAGCTTATCCTTATATGCTTATACTTGTCTTTATAATTATACAATAAGATAGAATATAATCCTAGTTATGGGCTTAGAGTTAAAGATGTGTGATGGTATTCCACCGCATAAACACCCCATGTCATAACAGACACAGTACATAAATACATTGTTAAGACTCATTAACTAATCTGGTATGCTTCTTGCTATATATGCAAGTTATATACTTGGTACTAGCATGGCGGGGGTAGGGCTATGGGGGGAGGGAAAATTGAGTGTGTAAAAGAGTGTAATGCATTTGACCGCATAAATTTTTCCAATTTTTAGACTTATCTACTCCGATATATTAGATCCTAATAGGATCGAATATATAGCATTTAATAGATTTAGCACATTCCTAAATCTATATATACTGTTATCGTAGCTTTTCAAATGCGCTGTTATATATATGTATATAGTATACAAGACTCGGACTAGTCGTTCGATTAGTACTCGATAGACTACGCAACCCTTTAACCTTCGGTTAGGTTGCTAGTCAGGTAATGCGTGATTAAGTTTAATAGGCTAAAGCATTACCTACCGATTTGTACCACCGTGTATCTTGTACCTAATACTTAAGTAATCTTAACAATGTCTAAAATCTTTATTAAAAGACGTAATCATAAAGAGCTAGAGTTTGATATTCAGATATCTAGATGGCGTAAGTACCGTAAGAAGAAGGGAGTCCTAAAGGACTCTAATAGGAACGGTACTCTTAAAAAAGTTAAGATAAAGAATATCTTTGAGTAATATTTCTTTTGTACTCTCCCACCCAATTGTAGACCATACTAACCTCCTTCGGGGATGTAACGTATGATAGTAGATCTTAATCTATCCTTTCCCCGTGGAAAGGATGGTAAACATGCCCCCCTACCGAAGCAGAAAGCTTTTATGAACTCCGTATTAGACCCAGATGGTCAGAAATACGTAGCTTATATGGGGGGCGTCTAGGTAGGCTCAGGAAAAAGCCTTATATTGTGTATCACCATGCTTATGCAAGGTGTACTCCATGGTGGGGAGTATGTGATAGCTAGGCAGTTCATGCCTGAACTGCGAAGAACTACCATGAAGCAGTTCTTGGATATTGTACCTAAAGAGCTTATAATAGAGCATAGGATAGCTGATGCTGAGATCACTATTAGAGCCTCAGCAGGTAAGAAAGCCACTTTCTACTTCGTAGGCTTAGACGAACCAGGTAAGTTAAGATCTCTTAACCTTTCTGGCTTTGGTATAGATGAGGCTTCCCAAGTCTCTGAAGAATCCTTTCTCCTACTACAAGGTAGATTACGTAACTTAAACGGATTACGTAAAGGTATTATCGTAGGCAATCCCGCAGGACATAACTGGATATATCAGTACTTTATTAAGCAAGACATGTTTAAGACTTTAGAGGCTAAAAAGCAATATAAGCTTATCTTAGCTCCTTCTACCGAGAATACGCACCTACCCGAAGGGTATGTGCAATCTCTTATGGATACCTGGTCTAAAGAGAGAGTAGATAGGGAAGTCTATGGTAGCTTTGATAGCTTCTCTGGTCAGATATATACCGAATTTAGGCGTGATGTACATGTCATTAAGCCTTTTCGTATACCCGAAGAGTGGACTAAGATTATAGGCGCTGATCACGGTTTTGTTAATCAAGCAGCTATGATCTGGGGAGCTGTAGACTATGATGGCAATATCTATATCTATAGAGAGTTCTACGAATCAGGCTGGCTTATTGAGGAGATCTGTAAGGGTAATAGGAAGACCAACCAACAAGGATTGGTTGGGTTAAGCTTTCGAGAGAAGATTAGTGGTATGTACCTAGACCCCTCTACAAAACGCTCTGTAGGCCAAAAGGGAGAGTCTGATTGGGATGTGTATGAGCAGAATCTACCACGTAAGATACCCCTTATTCCCGCTGCTAACTCAGTTCAGACTGGTATAGATAGAGTTAAGACCTATCTTAAGATCAATGAGCGCACTGGTAAGCCCAGAATCTATATATTCGATACCTGCCCCAATCTCATAGATACTCTTGTAACCTACAGATGGGCTGAACTCCCCGATAATCAGAAGGGGGTTAAGAACGAGAAGGAAGAACCTAAGAAGGTAGATGACCACTTACCAGATGCCCTACGCTATCTTGTGATGTCTCAGCCAGAAACCCCTAAAAACGAGACTATACGCAATAAGTTAGAAAGGGACTTTAGTATAGAAGGTGCCCTAAGACGCGAATTATTCGAAAAGCGTAACCCCATTCCTAAAGACCCTTTTGGGGATTAATAAGTTATCTTAACAATATAAATATATTGTTACTATATAGTAGGGAGTAATTCACCCGATGACGAATAAACTAACAAGGTAAGGGGATATTAGTCAATTAGGCTCGTTGAGCCTTTCTAGTTCCCCTTCCCGCCTCAAGATAGGCGTTAAATATCAAGAAAAGGAAAAATATTTATGGCGCTTTCAGCAACCAACGCTACCAATGAACCAAGAGCATTCTCAGTAGGCCCCCTTAAGATGCAGATTATGGACCTATCCATAGCTAATGGAGATACCTCCGGTACAGTAACTTTTGATAAGTTATCTAATTTAAGATACGTTATTGTTTCCGGTCTTGTGCAAACTGCTGCTCCTACTATGGCTACTAACGTAGCTACTCTAGCATTTGCAGATCCTACCGCTACCCGATATGGACAGATTATAGGCTTTGGTATTTAATTGTGTCAAGGGGACTAGACATAATGAATGGTATAGCGAAGCTTATGGGAAAGAAAGATTCAGAAGAATCTCCTAAACCTTCGCCTAGTGCTTTACCCGGCTTAGAGAAATCTATTAAAGATAAGACAGATAAGGATAAGAGAACTCTTATCCAAGATAGTTTTAATAAATCTCTAGGTAAATAATGTTTAATAGTAAACTCATAGCACAATATGAAGCGCGTATTTCTGACCTAAAGCTTCAGATAGAAGATCTGAAGAAACTTGTATTTGTAAATAATGTATCTGCTAATTCCGCCTCAGTAGCTGAAGAACAGAATGCTCTTCTTTCAGGGGAAGGCATTATTCCGCAGAAGTTCTCAGCTGAAGAAGAAGAGATTTTAGCAGAGCGTAATCGCCTTCTTTCTGGAATGTATTAATCAATGGCAAATGATCCTAGCATTACTATACAAGGCAGTAATCTAGATATTTCTCAAGTTCCTAATGAAGATGTTGAGAAACTAGCTCAATCTATTGAGACTTTCTATAAATTAGATGGTAGTGTTAAAACCAGACTCTCTTATAACTGGGATAGAAACCATAGGTTCTTAGATGGGGATCAATGGATAGTCTTTGATGGGGATAGAGAAACTGGAGGTCTTTGGAAGAAGATTCAAGTTTCTAAAGCCAATGATTATATCCCACGTCCAGTAACAAACTATATGTTTGATGCTTATCAAACATTAAAGTCCTACCTGCTTAAAAATAAGCCCAGATCTTCTATTAGACCAAATACACAAAAATATAAAGATAAAATGTCTGCTAAGATTGGTAATCTTATCTTAGAGGCTAACTGGGAAAGACTACACGAAGAAGATAATTATGAGTATGCTGCAACATGTCTTCTTACATATGGTACTGTCTTTAAGAAAGACTACTGGGATACTACTGCTGGCAACACTGTTAAGATTCCGACGGATCAAATAGATCCTACTACAGGTCTTCCCGTCATGGAAGACATATTATTAGGTGAGATTAATACCGATATCGTAGAACCATTTCGTATGGCAATGGACCCACTTACTATTGGTATGCATAAGATGAAATGGATTATGGAATACTCAATCCAATCCATTCCGTATATTATAGAAAACTATGATAAGCAAAAGCCCGGTTACACCGGACTTGCTACTGAGGTAAAACCCGAAGGATCTTTATCGGGCTCTATGCGAAGATTCTTCAATTTAAAGTCTTCTTCTGGTGTAAAGAACAACACCAATATCTCAGAAGGCAATACCACCTCTACTGGGGATTATGTGCCCGCCAATTCAGCTATTTTAAAAGAATACTATGAAGGTCCTTCCTCTATGCACCCAAAGGGCAGACTTATTGTTGTAGCTAACGGTAAGACTCTTTATGCTGGAGATTCTCCGTATGAGGGTCCAGATCAAGGCGATTGGCACCCTTACTCAGAGTGTAGGTGGGAATTAGTTCCAGGAAGATTCTGGGGCAAAGGCCCTATGGATAATGCTGTTGATGTACAAAAGACTATCAATAGTATTGACTCTGTATTAATCCTTACTCGTAAGACAATGGCCGTACCTCAAAAGTCTATACCAATCTCTGCTGGTATTTCTCCAGGATTCTGGACAGGAAGACCCGGACAAGAAATATTTTATAGGGGCGATAATTCCCCCAGTACAATTCCAGCAGCAGGTGTAGATCAATCTGTATTTTCTGAAAGAGAAATGCGAGTAGAAGATATTAAGACTTTAACAGGCGCTATTGACATCTTAAAAGGAGATAGACCTCCTGGTGTTAATGCCGCCTCTGCCTTAAATCTGTTGTATGAGGTAGGTACTGGTAAGCTCTATCCCATATTAGATAGATGGAAGAGATTTGTAGAGAATTCTCAAAAAAGACAGCTTAAGATTATCGCTAAGAAGTATGCAGAGCCTAGAGAAGACTTTATTAAGATGCTTATGTCCCTTAATTCAGATCTTCCAGAAGATGCCATTAATAAATTTATAGGCTCTGACTTAAATGACAACACTAATGTGAGGGTAGAGGCCGGCTCTAATGTGCCTAAGCTCCAGGCTGCTAAGCAGGCAGCTTTACAAGAAGCTGCTGCTACTGGTATCTTAGGTCTTGAACAATCAGGCAATAAACTAGAGTATCTTGATCAGATGGGTATCTCTGGCTTTGATGGGGATGTTGGCGCAGATGTTAAACGCGCTGAATGGGAGAATGATTTACTTGATAATATCGAATACTCCCCAGATAATGCCCCTATAGTACTAGATGTAGATAATCATGATGTACACATTGAAATCCTTTCTCGTGGCATGAAAGATCCAAGATTCATGTCTCAATCCCCCAGTGTGCAACAAGCTTACATGAAACACTATGAAGAACATATGAGTATGCAGGCTCAAAAGCAGCAAGCTGAACAGATGCAAGCTTTAGCTTCTGGCCAACCCCCACAACCAGAACAGAATCCAGATCAGACCTTATCCCCTACAGGTAAGGGCGCTTCTAAAGAAGGTAAGGCTGCTCTCTCTACAGATATTAATGTACCAGGTGGCAAATAATGTCTAAGAAGATTAAAATGTATGTTGGTATCCCCTCTACTGGATTTATAGTAGATTCTCAAACTTATTTGCTTAGAGATCTAGAGAAAGACTACGGAGATACAATCGAATTTGTATATCCACAAAAGCTTACTCAAAGAATATTTCATGATGCAGCAAGAAATGGTATTGTAGAGGAGTTTTTAGCAACAGATTGTGATGTGCTTTGGTTCTTAGATTCTGACATTACTCCCCCTAGACATGTACTTGACCTTATCGCAGTGCATTGGGATAAATGGAAGGTAGCAGGAGCACCATATCCTGTATTTATGGGGCAGTTAAATGAAGAACATAGGCAGATTGTATTTACCGCTTATAAAGGTACTAATGGCGTAGGTATAGCGCCTGCTAAGATACCTTATGAAGGCATTGAATTTGTAGATGGGTTAGCTACTGGCTGTATGTTTATTAAAAGAGAGATATTTTCTCTCCTACAAAAGCCCTACTTTGAATTTAAATTTAATCCTGAAACAAGAGTTTTAACTGAAGGCGAAGACTTAGGCTTCTGTCTTAAGCTTAATAAGCTCGGTATCCAATTTTTTACTGATTACAGCATGGTCTGCAAACATAGAAAAGAACTAGATCTACTTGAGATGAACAATTATGCTATCGACTATGCAAATAAAGCTGTGAACGCTTATGATCAAATGGTTAGAGGTCAAGTAGCGGCCTTGCAAGCACGTTATAACGACTTGCTATCTCGCTATAAGGCAAAGATGACGCCTACCTTCGACCAAGAGCACCCAAAATCTAAGCTCATCCTACCGCCCGGCTTAAGGTAGACCTCTCGTCTAGGTATATAAGACGCTAATAAGGAGAGCCAACAATGGATAATTTATTTGAGAATCAAACAGACGCTAATGAGACTGAGGTATCGTCTGAACCTCAAAATAATTCTCAAGAAACATTAAACGCTTCTGAGTCTACCCAGACCCCAGAAGCAAATACAGAAAAGACGCCTGAATTTCATGAGCATCCCCGGTTTAAAGAGTTAATCGAAGACCGGAACTCAATGAAAGAGGCTCTAGCAGAGTCTAAAAGACAGTATGAAGACTTACAGAGGATGGTAAGAGGCTTACAAGCTTCCCAAGCTCCTCAGGCTAAGCCCAAGAATGCTGACTTAGAAGAACTCAGGAGTATTAAGCCTGAACTAGCTTCGTATATTGAAAAGATTGGTGAGAGCACTTCAAAGATTGAGCAATTAGAAGCTCAACTTGCAGAATCTCGTAATCAGACTTTAGTAGATCGCTATACCAACGCTGTAAAAGAGTTGTATAGTACTAATAAAGTAAGTTCAGAAATGCAACCTTTATACGATTCATTGATCAGGGCTTCTGTTATGCAAAGTAATGCCAGATTGGACCAAGTACCCTCTATTTTTAATAAGGTACATGCCGATATGTCAAAACTTGTAGACGGTATTAAACGTTCTACCACAGCAGAATACTCACAAGGCAAGAAGAAGGATGCTTCTGCACCTAAACCTATGGTTAAAGGTGCTACGCCTACAAAAGGGGACTTTAAATACTCTACAGATGAGGTTGAGAGGCGTGATCAGATGATTCAACGCATCTTAAGCCTTTCTAAGGCATCTAATTCTGTTTAAGGGGATAAAATAAGATGGCTACTAGTTTAAGTACAATCGCCGGTGCTCTTAAAAGAGTTTACGACGATCATGTAGAAAAACATCAAAACCTTAAACACCAGGCTATGGATGAGATTGCTAAATCTCTTACCAAATATAGCCCAGGTGGGGAAGGTTACTTCGGAGCTATCAATGACTATGGTAACGAATCTGTTGGCGCTATTAACGAAACAGAGACTTTCCGTACTATTGATAATGAAAACTATGTTCAATGGAAAGTAATTCCTAAAGTATTAACAGGACCAATTGAGTTCTCAGGACTCTCTGCGGCTTCTGCTGATACTGATGAACAAGCTTTCGTTGGCGTTGTTATAGACGCTCTTGATATGGCTAAAGAACGCTTGCTTAAAGACGAGAACAGACAGTTCTTCGGACTTGGCAATGGTCTTTTAGCTAGTCCAGCTCAAAACGTTGCTTCCAATATTACATCATTCACTGTTGATAGCGTTCAGTATTTGCGCGCTAACATGGTGGTTGATATCTTTAATGGCGCAACAAAAACTGTTGACTCTATTCGAATCAACTCAATTGATAAAGTGAATAAGATCATTTATCTCGCAGCTTCATTAGGCGCTGCTGTTATCACGACCGATGCTATCGTAAAAGAGAATATTCGTGATTCCGCTGCTGCTGACGGTAAAGAGATGATGGGCTTACGCGGTATCGTTGATGATTCAACGGATTTGACCACGTTCCAAAATATCGACGCTTCAGCTAATAGAGAATGGCGTTCACGCCGACTCGATGCAGCAAGCGGTAACTTGACCTCTGACTTGCTACAACGCATTATCGACGATGTATCAGTCTTGGGCGGAGAAGAACCCGATACAATCTTGATGCATAAGAAACAAAGAAGAAAGTATCTTGATATCTTAGTGCCTCAAAAACGCTATATGGATGGTAAGATGGATGCTGGTTTCGAGAAACTATCCTTCAATGGAAAAGACTTGATTCTTGACTTCGATTGTCAAGATTCGGTTGTTTATGCTATTAGCAAGAAAAAGGTTCGAAAGTTCGAACTTCAAGCTATGGGCATGGGTAAACACGAAGACTCTGATTCTTTCTTACGAAAAGTCGGAACCGACGTGTTCCAAGCTTACTGGAGACATTATTGTAACTTCGGTACAAGCAAACGTTCAGCACACGGTAAAATCGTGTCACTCGCAGTTCCAACCGGATTAGCTTAAGCTAATCAAGGTTACGGAGGGGAGTTTCCTTAAAACTCCCCAAACTTTATATGAATATGTATTTAAAAGACCCAAAAACAGGAGAGCCGTCAGTAACATTGACTGCGTTTGTAGTTGGTATGGCAGTAGCTATACTAAAGCTTCTTCTCTCCGGCATCGAAGTTAAATCTATTAAGTTATCAGAATTCTCTGGCGTTGATTTCGGCGCCGTAGTTGGCGCTTTAGGCGCTCTATACTGGGCTAGGAGAACAGATTCTCCAGCCCCTACTCCCACGAGTAAAGAAGAAGGATAAATGATTCTGGTTGGGCCTACAGGCCGAATCACACAAGGTCACGTTCTAGATGTAAGCAGAGTAGCCTTTCAAAGAGCACTCCGTGATTATGATTCTCTACTTTATGTAGAGTGGAACCCCAAGAAACTTAGGGGCTGGGGTTGCTGGGAAATCCGCAGACAACCAGAAAACTATGTTACGTTAGAAAGTATTGCCTTTGATGGCAATACCTATACTCTAATAGGACTTAAAGAGATAGATCTAGTTAATCATGTACTCGATTGTGCATTCTTGAATTACGACCAAGTAAGAAAAGTTAAGAGTATTGATAGGTGGGCTACAGACGGGTATAAAGGTAAAGATCTTACTCGTAATATGGAAGCTAGGGAGAAAGCAGCCCAAGCTAAGATGAAAGAAGATAAGAAAGAAGACCTGAAGTACGCAAGTAAGCAGCTTAAGAGCGTAGGAAAAGATTTTAAGGAAATGGTAGCATCAGGAATTAATCCTGCACTGATTGCTAATCATTGGGACAAATAAGCAGGGTTCATAACCTTAGCCAAAGGAGATACATATGGCCTTAGTAATGAATGCAAGAACGGAAGAAGTTTCGGTAAAAGTAAGAGGTAATTGGTTTACCTTTAAATCGAAACAGATTAAACACTTTGAACCAAATATCGCGCAGTTTATGACTGACGAGTTATCAGAAGAAGGTTTAGTCTCTTTACCAGAAGAACTAGAAGATCTTGATTTTAGAACTTCGCAAGCAGGTAAAGACATTATCAAGACTGCTGAAGTAAAAGGCATTGATAATTTTGTTAAGAAATTAAGACGTGTTATTTTTAATAACCAAGTCTCTTTGAGACAAGATCTTGAAAGGGCCAATATTAAAGTTGACCCGGCAGTCTATGCTACTGAAGGTGAGAAAGAGGCTATGCGTCTTTTAGCCAAGTATCAGCGAGCAAATAAAGACTCTCAGCAAGCAAGTGTTGATGAGATTAAAGATCTTATGAAAGAAGTAGATCTGTCTAAGTAGGATTAATGGCAACTCTAACTAGCCCCTCTTTGGGAAAACTTATAACTAACGTTAGGAATATGCTGAATCAGCCTAATCCCTCTAATTCATTTTGGAGTGATGCTGAATTAACAGAGTATCTTAACGAAGGCTGTAGGATTTATTTCGCAGAAGTCACTAAGAATGACGAAGGTCTTTTTACTACTACTACTGACCTAGATATAGCATTAAATACTCAAACAGTAGCCTTACCCTCTGATGCTTTTGTTGTAAAAGCTATTTGGAAAAAGGTTCCAAATGGGTATGAAATTCTAGATTATAGAAATAATCTTACAGAGAGTTATACTACCCAAGGAGGGACCAGTTCTACTGCTTACTTCCCTAGTTATTCTTTCAGAGGTAACAATCTTGTACTACTTCCCACCCCAAACTTCGCTGAAACTAGCGGGCTTAAGTTAGAGTATCTACAATTTCCTGATGTAATGGTAGATGCTGCAGATACTCTTACTAATCAGATCTCTCCCATTTTTAAACAGCTTATTGAAGCTTATGCTGTCTTTAAAGCTAAGATGAAAGAGTCTCTTGTTAACAACGTAGATTTAACTGCAATACCTAAAGCTCAAGTAGGAGACCTATACGGCCTTTTTAAAGATACTATCGCCAATAGATCTAAGAATCCTACTTTCATAAGACCTTTTAACCCGGAGTTGGGCTAGTATGCCAATAACTAAAAACGGCATTACCGGGATAATTGAGTATACTGCTCCAACAGACTTTAGAAGATTCTTAAATACCGGGGTTATTAATAGTACTCAGTTTGCTATCTCTGCCGACTCTGATAAACTTAAACAGATTAATTTCGATCCCACGGCTCAACTAACTAATACAAAATATACCATAGCTACCCCATCTGATACTACTGGGGATGTAACTTTAACCCTCCCCAGAGTAAGTGGCTCTATATATTCAGAGCCAGTTAAGGACTTTGGAACTAATATACCCGCTACTACAGACAGAGATGGTCTTGCCCAGGCACAGACTTTAGGTGCTTCGGGTAATCTTATCTTAAACGGAGCAGGAATATCAAGTGGGGCTTATGATTGTGGTTTCTATGGCGGTAGGAAGATAACTCTTTATTCAACAGGTAATCTATCAGGACGTACTTTTACTATAACAGGTACAGACCAGGCTGGTACAGCACAGACAGAGAATATTACGGGCCCCAATAACACTACTGTTACAGGCTCTAACTACTTTAAGACAGTGACATCTGTAGCAGTTAATGGTTCAGTAGGTACTAACGTAGAAGCGGGCTTTGCTGCTTCTCTTATTGCTTTAAAAGCAGATAAAGAAAGAATCTATAAATTAAACCCCGCCAATAGTGAGACTATTCTTATAGCCTGCTATGGGGAGTCTGCTACAGTATCAGAGAGTATGTCTTTAGCTCTTTCTTCCCCAGCTACCTTAACAGTTACTTGGGCTGATGGGACCACACCATCAGATAGACGTATCTATTTCCCAGGTGGGATTGAGCCTACTCCAACATCTTCTGGAGTAGATTGGTTTGAATTTGTTAGTCCTATTGTTACAGCATCAGGGGATGCAGTGTGGTATGGTTTTACATGCGGACAAGATATAAAGGCTTAATGTGTTACATCACCGAATGCGGAGGGCAGCAGCGGGTACCGGATTTAATCCGCTCAATATCACAAACCTCAAACTTTGGTACGATATCAGCGATATCGGTACAGTTGGGACATCAGGAAGCAACATTACCTCTGTATCAGATAAATCTACTACAGGAAATGCTTTAATATGCGAAGTTCTAAGAAATCCTACAGTATCGAGTTTAAGTGGAAGACAGTGTGCTCTTTTAAACGGTATTACTCAGGGATTTGTTACTACTTCAAATGTGACGATGACAAAAGGAAGTTATTTAATAGCTTTAAAGTACGAAGCTACTCCAGTAGGAGCACACGACATAATAGTACATCAGAATGCCCCTTTTAATGAGTTATATCTTAGTGGGGCGGGGATTAATACCTATTCAGGAGCGAATAATAATCACTCTACTGACCTAGATACTAGTGTACATGTACTTACAGTAGTATTTGGGGCAAGTGATGTTAAAGCATACGTTGATGGGACTATAACAGCAGCTAATGGGAGTAACGTATCAGGTTCGGCATTGAATGATACAATATCTATTGGGTACTATAAAAATGCCGCAGTTAATTTTAGTAATATGAAAGTTGGAGAGATAATCGTAGTAGATGGTACTATAACCGAAAGTGATAGAGTTAGAGCACAGAATTATTTAAGACTTAAATGGGCAACCCCCTAAAGGAGAGAAAAGAATGAATTTTACAGCAACCTCAAGCGATTTAAAAAGCGCTGATGCTGCAATTGTTTCAAGAAATTGCAGATTACTAGGTATTCAGCTTTTGACCGATGGTACAAACGCTGCTACCCTAATACTTTATGATAACAATTCAGCAGCAAGCGGTAAAGTGGTAGCAAAGCTATCAGTAGCAGGTGCAGGATTGTTTTTATCCCCCAGCCTACCAAATCCCGGCGTAGAATGCTCTAACGGCATTTATGCTGATGTATCTGGAACAGGCGCGGCTTATATCATACATTACGCATTACTTTAATTAAATGATACCAAACGGCAATTTCAAACAAGAAGACTATTACGATAATATCGGCGGTATTAATATAGCTGACTCCCCCTTTAAGATGAAAAAGGAGCAGGCACTTCTTTGTTTAAATGCTACCTACATACGTACTGGCGGTGTTAAGAAGAGAAATGGACACGCTCTTATTAACTCCTCTGCTAATGCAGAACTTACCTCTTTTGGTATTGGACTTAGAGATACCTCTTCTTCCTCAAAGTCCTTAATCAGAGCAGCAGGTACTAAGATACAGCTATTTGACCCCTCTGTACCCTCTTTTACTAATCTAACAGAAGATACTCTAGCAGCAGGCTCAGACTTCTTAAATACATCTACTACTCAACCAGTAGTATTCCAAGAGTTTAATAATTCTAATGCTCAGACTTTATGGAGTACTGGCGGCGGTATGTCTGCCGTGTATGGGGCATACTCCACTTCTAAAGTAACTAAGAATGGATCTGACTTACCTACCGGTACTATCAGTGCTGTTGTAAGTGCTACTGGGGGATCTTTTACTGTAGGAACTTATTATTATTCTATAGCACTACGTAAGACCTCTACGCAAGCATTAAGCAACGCTACTCTTGATGTAGTAGCTGTTATTGCGAATACCACAGATAAAGTTACAATAGATTTTACAAGTTTGACTGGATTAGATACCACTAAGTATGATAAAATCTATCTCTATAGATCAGCTGTAGGCGGAGTAACCGCCTTTACTACAGGTTCTTTAGTCTCTATTATAAATAGTACTGTGACTAACTATGTCGATACTGGTACTGTAACCTTAAGTGCACAGAATATACCACGTAGTGGCGCTACTGTAGATAACAGTGTTCTACCTTCTGGTACCTATAAAGTTATTACCCTCTTTAAGAGAAGATTAATTACATCTTCGGGAAGTACTATATACCTTTCTGATGTTAATAAGCCAGAGAGTTGGCCTAATGAGATCTCTATACCTAGTGGGGGAGAGATTACAGCATTAGCTGTTCTTAGCTTTACTTCAGTAGGTTCTAATACACTAGATGAAATCCTTTGTATCTGGAAAGAATCAGAGCTTTGGGTAGTAACTGGAAATAATACCTCTGATTGGGTATTAAAGTTTATAGATAAGTCAGGCTGTCCTGGTTCAGCATTACCTGTTAATGCTAACGGATATCTAGCCTGGATTAACTACCGAGGAGTATATCTTTGGGACGGTACCGGTAAGCCAATCTATTGCTCTAGACTTATAGAACCCCTATTTGCTAGAAATGGCGATCTTGTAAAGACACAGCTTTACTTAGGCCATGGGCAGTTATATGAGAAAGATAATACTGTTGTATGGTATCTATCCCATGCTGTTTACGGCACTCAGAAATTTCAGCTTAAACTTGATTTAAGACTAACTCTGCCTGGAGTAGATTCTACCCTTACTGGTAGAATCCTAGATGGGGTATTTCTATTCGATACTTCTGCATTTCCCCTCTATGCCTCTAAGGCGTATCTCCCATCTAATAGTGATGAGACTCTAGTAATAGGGGATAATGCTGGTAAGACATATAAAGCCTTTTTTGTAGATGCGGATGCTGGGGCAGATTATCAATTCTTGTATACCACTCCTTATTTAGATCAAGGGAACCCCAACCAAGAAAAAAGATATCACTATGTAATAGCTTGGGCAGAGAAACTTGGAGATTGGGATATTATTCTTGATTACTGGACCGACTTTAGAACTGGAGATGCTATTAAATCTACCAGATCTCAGCCCCTATCTAGTAACCAGAGTACTTCTGCTGCTCTTTGGGATGTGGCCTTCTGGGATGTAGGCTCTTGGGATGATTTTAATACCTCTTTAGTACCTATCGTATTTGTACTTAGCTCAGATACAAATAATAACAGTGAGGGTAAATGTATTAAACTACAGTTTAGACAAGAAACTATGAATGAGCCAGTTACTATCTTAGGCTATAGTGTTCTTTATACAGAAAAAGCCTTCGCAGGAGTTAAATAATGGCTACTTGTACAGTATCCGGTGTTATTAAAGATGCTTCAGAGACTGGTATACAAGGCGTTACTATAAGAGCTAGGATTGTTACCCCATATTTTACTACTACGATACTCGTACTTCCAGTAGAAGTATCTACTACCTCAGATTCATTTGGTGCTTGGAGTCTTGCTCTTAATCAAGGAGCAAAGGCTATAGTACAAATAGAGTACCCGCCTAATGGGATAGATTCAAATAGAAGATATAGCTATACTATCATTGTACCTGCTTCTGGTACAGCTAATTTTAGTACTTTAGCTACGGAGTTATAATGCCAAATTTATCATATACCGCCTCAGACTTTCCTTTTACACCTTTTACTAAGATGCTTAGTAATAGTGTTAATACTTGTTTTATAGATATTAGAACACTGCTTAATACTACTAAGCTAGATGATACCAATCTTCAAGATGCGGGAATTACAAGAGCTACCAAGCTTAAAGCGGGTACTGCTAAAGCATTAGTAGTTAATCATAATACTACTGGAGTAATGAGTGAATTAACATCCGTTACTAACGGGGCCGTATACTTTAATGCTTCTGGCAATCCAACGGCAGCTGCTCTTCCTCTGTTATCTGGCGGAACTGGGGCAAGTTTAGTAGTAGGTAATGAAGATGAGGTTTTAGGGGTTACAGGCGGAGCAATAGTTTTTAAAGTATCGCCTACGCCTCCCCCCATTAAAATCTTTAGTTATAATAATTTTACTTAAGGAGTAAATAAATGGCCGCAAATACAAACCCGATTTTTCTAAGAGTAGGGAGAATAAGCTGGGTAAACACAAATACTACTGGCGTTACTGGTACCGATGGTACAGATGCTAACGTTAAACTTCTTTTTACCGCTGACGCTACTAATGGTTCTAAGGTTGATTATATTAAAGTAAGATACCTTGGAGCTACTGGTGCTGCTACTGTACTTAGATTCTGGGTTAATAATGGCTCTACTCCGGGTACTGCAGCTAATAATGATCTTGTTCAAGAACTTACCATACCAAATTTAGCCTCTTTATCAGCAGCAGCTGATAATGGAGAGTATATCTGGTCCGCTAATCTAGCACTTCCTGCTGGATATAGGCTATATTGCGTAGCTGGTGTTAATATTACTACTGCTTTAGCAGTTACAGCTATCGGTGGCGATTACTAAGAGGTAATATATGCCTATTAACGATTTACTAAGTTTTCCTATAGATCAAAAGCAGATATACCGATGCTATATGCATACTTCCAGTCAAAGCATTCCAAATGCTACTGGTACTGGAGTAGTTTTTGTTAATAGGCCAGAAGACCCCTTTAATATGTCTACTTTCGTGTTTGGCCAGGCAAATACTTACGTAAAGATAACTAAGCCCGGACTATACAGAGTAGATTGTGCTATAGAATATAATGCGGCAGCAGGTAATAACAGAATTGTTTATATCTATTTATACAGAAATAACGTATTTACCATTCTTAGCCAGCAGTCTAAAGAAGGAGAGGCTAGTTCTGCTATTGCTTTAAATGCTTCAGCAGTGGTTACTCTTCAGCAGGGGGATTATCTCCTTGTATCTGCTCACCAGGACTCCGGCGGTAGTTTGGGATTAACTGGTACTACCGGTAATTACTTTATAGTATCAGAATTAAAATAATGCAAATAATACGCGCTAAAAAGAAACACCTCAGTAAGATCAGAGAGCTTCTCTCCCAATGCGGCAAGGGGGATATAGAGTCTTGCGATCTTAATAGTCGTGATATAGGTCTTATCGCCTTAGAAGATCAGAAGGTAGTGGGCTTTATCTGGTGTGGATTAATGTCTCAAGGTAGATTTGGATATATAAGTAAGTTCGCTATTCTACCAGAATACTCTGGTAAAGGGGTTGCTAAGGCTATAGGAATAGCTATGCTAGAGCATTTATATAAATCTAAAGTAAAAGACATCTTCGGTATTATAAGACAAGATAGGCATCATGATAAGTCAGCATTTAATGCTTTAAAATTTGCTATGGGGGCTAAAGAAGACCCATATACGTATGTTTACGCAAATATCAATAATACAATTAATGAACTTAGGGGACTAGACAATGGGTGATGATGGAAGAAAAGCGGATAATGTAATTAGACGCACTCCAGAACAAGACATGATCTCTGGCTCTTTAGCAGGACAATCTAATCCCGCTTTAAGAGATATTATGTCAAAGTATGCTTCGGGCGGAGTTAATCTTCAAGATGCTCTATCTCAAGCACAGTCAATGCCTAGTGCAGAACTAGCTGGACTACAGAAGACCTATGGAGATAAGCAAGCTCAATCTCAAAAGCAAGCCCAGGCTATGAAAGAATATCCCGGCCTTAAACCTGAACAATATGAGAAGATGACTGGACAGAAATGGGTAGATTGGACAGAACTCTCTGGCCTAGAGCAAGGTATGGATGCTGCTAGAACTAAGGGTAATGTTCAAGGTTCTGACTTTGCAAGTCAGCTTGCTTTAGACCCTAATACAGCCCTACAATTTGCCACAGACAAAGTACAGAATAATCCAATCCTAGGCCAATACTTCGGTAAGGGCGGAGCATTAGATAGAACTAATACAGAAGAGCAAAGATTAGCATCACAGGGCTATAAACTACAGCCTGAAGATTATGAAGCGTATGGACAAGCGTCTGGAGATATAGCTAGACAGTTTGGACAGCAGGAGTCTGGACTAGCAGAGAGCTTAGCATCTAGAGGATTAGCTTCTGGAGGAAGCTCTGTAGCAGGTAGAGAGTACTCAGGACTTCAAGGCAATAAGAATGAGATGTTAGCTAAAGCACAGACTGATATAGCTAATAAGAGAATGCAGAATACGATGGAAAGACTTAATCAGACGCGTAATTTCATGTCTCAATTAGGACAACAAGGTCAGAATGCTCTCCAGAATCAATATGACAATGCTCTTAGCTCACGTAAAGAGACTATGGCTGAAAGAACCGGCGCTGTAGATTTAGAGCAACGCAGACAACAAATGGAGCAAGATCAGGTTAATAAGCAGTTTCAGCAACAGGAAGATACTCGCGGTCCTGGGCTTGGGGGAGTACTTGGGGGTATAGCTGGGGGGCTCACTGGAGCATTTACTGGTGGATTAGGCACTGCTGTTGGTAAGGGCTTAGGAAATTCTATGTTTGATGTTAATGATAAAGGTGATAAAATCGCTTCAACTGGAAAGAAGAAACCATAATGGGTAAAACATTTGGAGATTATTTTTTAAGTGGCTTAGGTAGGGGCGAAAAGATGGGGGCTACTGGAGCTAAATCTGCTATTGATTCTAGACTGAAAGTAGAAGAAGATAAAGATAAACTCGCAAATTATCTTGGTATGATTAAGCAAATTAAGAACGAGAATCCTGATTTAATCAATGATGCGGCTTCTATTAATGTGGGGGATAAGGGAATTACATTGGGCTCTGATCCCGCTGCTAGACAAGCAAATAAAAATAATTCCCAGCAGAGACACGAGACCGACTCCTTAGCAAGGCTATATAAACAAATTGTACAGCCTTATGTAGATAAGGCTAGTAAAGGTCTTGAGGCATTAGAAAATCTTAAGAATGGTACTGCTACCGCAGACCAAGTCGCATCTGCGTTTAAGGCGGCTGTAGTACATAACGGCGGACAAGTACCGCAAGGTCTTATTAAAGTATTCGAAGGTACCCATGGGGGACCTGGGAAGTTACAAGAATGGGTTAATACCTTAAGTGGAGATGTTAAGCCTACTCTTACGCCATCCCAAAGACAAGCCTTAGCGCAAGTTATTGGACAAGACGTTGATGTATCTCAAAACATGGTACAAAAGGGCATGGAAAGAATACAAGCCCAAGGCCCTACGATAGCCCCCACTTTAAATACAAGCGGTCTGCTTAAGCAGCATATGTCGGGTTTTGTAGACCCGAATGCAGAAAAAATAGCAGATTATAAAAAGAATAGGAATAACTGGATACAGGGGGATGAGGATGTACCAAGACCTTCTGTTGCCAATGTAGGCCAAGCTATACATGATAAAATAGCACAAGTTCCTTCTGCCCTATCCGGTTTCTTTGGTGGTTTAACTGGTAACTCTCCGCCAGCGCAAGCTCCCCAGCAATCGCCTATGCAGAATCAAGCCCCTAAACCACAAATTCCCCAACCTTCTCAATCCCCCCCAGTTCCCCAGACACAATCTCAGGAATCCCCTGCTCCTAAGTTACAGCCGGGGGAGATAATGGTTAAAGAGAAAAGAACGGGCAGGCTGGGCGCTATAATGAAAAATGAGTTTGATTCTAATCTATATGATCAGGTACAATAATGCCATTTAGACCAGTAGATAATAATCCCAATTCTGCCCCTAGAGGTTTTAGACCTTTAGAACAGCCCTCTCCGATGCCTACAATAGATGTTAATGATCCTAAGATAGATCAAAAGAATCTATTGACTTATGTAGGAAACTCTCCCGAACAAGCAGAAAGAATAACTGCCTTAGCCAATAAATATGATATGGCGGATAAAGTACAGGTTGGTGGTATTGGGGGGCTACCTGCTTATTTTAAAGCTGCCCCAGCGGCAATAAGAACAGCAGGAGGATTCTTCTCTGGTTCAGCAGTACCCGCTGCTATATCAGCTACAGGCCACGGTATATCTGGCATAGGTAAGAAGATAGCTGATGTAGCTATGCAAATAGCTACTGGACGTAAGAAGTTTACTCCTGAAGCAGGAAATATCTTAGCTGATGAGGGTATAGTAGGTACTACCAGTATGATGAAGAACCAAGTAGAGAATAAGCTAGCGCAAAGAGGCGCTCAATTAGAAGAAGCGGCTTCTAAAGTACCAGGAGCCCCCATTGATAATGCAGTTATGGCAGAAAGAATAGCAGAATCTCCTTTAGGTAAGACTGGACAAGTTCCAGGAGCTAAACCCTCAGCATCTGATAAACCAGATATGAGAGAGATTAGTAGATACTTAAAGGATATCTCTTCTAGAGGACAAGAGACTGCTTCTCAGGCATTAAGGAGACGTAGTACAGCAGGACAAAGAGGTTATAACGCTCAAGGCAATCCCTTAAAGAGCTTAGAAGGTAAGCTCGCTAAAGCAGAGCAGCAGCAAGTAAGTGAACAACTTAAGCAAGCTAGTCCAGAGATATCTAAGATAGATCCTATCTATGCGGCTCTTAAGAAAGGCCAAGCAGGCCTTGAGTCTCCAGTATCTCTTCCCACTTCTGTAATGGGCGCCTTGTCTACCCCAGTAAAAGCCCTTCCATTAGGATCTTTAGGAGCTTCTTTATTAGGCCAAGTAGCGCAGAAGTCTTCAAACGCAATATCTAAAATAACCCCAGAGCTAGAATTAGCGGCAATTTTAAGCGCAGCAAACAAAAAGAAAGAATAGTATGAAAGAGCAGCTAGATGAGATCAGACAAGATGTTAAAGAACTAGTTAAGCAAGGTGCTATTCATAATACTCTGCTTCAAACACATGAAGCTAGAAGTCTTGCACTTCAGTCTAATATTGAGAAAATAGAGACTAGACTTACCCCTGTAGAGCAGCATGTAAGCTTAGTCTCTAAGATGCTCAAAATTATAGGCGCTGTATCCGTAGGCGCTATAGTACAAGCTATAGTAAGACTTCTTACTTAGCTATTACCACACCTAATACCAACCCCACACCAATTAAAATAAAAGGATTCTTGTACCAGGCATTAGCAGACTCTTGTAAGTCTCTTACCTGTACGTAAAGATCTGTATTCTGCTCTTTAAGAGTTTTAATAGCAAGATCTGAGATCTCTACTTGCTTCTTAGTCTCACTAAGAGCTATAGAACACTTTTCTAAGACTGAATCACACGTCTCCGTCGCCTGGATTGGACTTACGTTTAGCAAGAAGCTCAGTACGAGCACGCCCATAGTCTTCTTGTGCTTTTTTAGCAATTGCATCTTGTTTCTCCTTTTCAGATAACACTTCCGCTAATTGATTGTTAGCATCTTGAACATCAGCATCACGTTTAAGTTGTTTATTAACCCCTAAGAGGTAATAAATAATTCCCATTAATCCTAAGAACAAACTAATAATATATCCCATATATCTCCTCATATTATTTACTTAATTGAAAGGGGTGTCCGCAATTCATACACCTGTATCTCTGTTGTATGCCCCTAGCTGTAGGTCTAATACCATTCTTTTGAATGTTAAAAGAACCACAAGAAGCGCATCCTTCGGGATGTTTAGATTTAATCTTAGCTAGATTAGGCATACTAGTACCATATACCCTAATTCTCTTGTATACATTCTCTAATACGTTAACATCTGCTATGCAATGATCTTCAATATACTTAAGACTATCCGCATATCCCGCTGCTCCTCTAATCCAGTGTGTAGACTCAATAGAGGTCTTAGTCTCTTTCTTCTTCTGTAAATGGAGAATAGACTTAGAGACGGTATCTAGTCTATTAGAGTTAAACTTAAGTTTATATCTAGCTATTCTCCAAGCATCAAGATGCGCAATATTAGGTAGGGGCTTCATATCATGTAACATGAGTCTAGTCTGTACAAACGGCTCATCAAACTTCTGCCCATACCAAGTAACCTGCATATCCGCCTCTTCCATTACTTTAGAGAAGGCTTCAATTACCTTACTGTCATCTGTAGTATCTTTATTAAACTGCTTCTTAAAATCTCTAATTGAGATTAAGTGGGTCTTCTTTTCTCCAAACCACTTATACCCAATACAAAAGATAAATCCGAAGTTAGCTGCTAAATTACTCGCTTCAATATCCCATAAAAGTATCTTTGGGTCTTTCATTAGTACCTCTTCCATATATTAGATAAGAGCCCGAGTAATTCGGCTCTTTGAAATGTCATTCCTTCTCCCCCATCCATCTCTAACCACAGATTCCATCCGTCATATTCATAGACTGTAAACCATTCAAAACGCATAATAACTTTTCCTGGTTGGGGTAGTGGGGGTAATACGGGGCCTTCCTTCATCATCCTTTAATCCTCATTCCGCAACAATGGCACCTATACGAAAACTCTGGATTAATGGCCTTACATTGAGAACATATCCATTTCATTTAGCATTCCTCTTTTTATACCCGTATACAACCTTACGAGCTTCTGTTAATGTAGTACAAGACTGGAGTTCCTTAAGAACTCCTTTATCCCTTGCTATAGGGGTTTGTATCTTCTTATAGTTTTCTAAGTTTCTTCCTAACCAACCGCCTTCTCTATTCTTCATTCTTTAGTCCTTCTTTAAGCTTCTTCTTAATCTTTCTTAACGCATAATCCACATTAGACCTACTACCATACTCAGGATACTTATCAGTTAACTCATCTAGTGTAAACTTATCTATATACTTATCTGAGAATAGATTAATTTCTCTCTTACTAAGCCCAAGAGCCTTAAGGCGTCTATTATAATATAAGTCATCTTTTCTAGGGTCAAATTTCTCAGTCTCAATAGAAAATTTATCAATATCAGCCCTGTAAGATAGTTTTACTTGAGACCTATCTATATTAGGTAATAACTTCTCAAGATGAGGGCAAATAGTTTTAGACACATTACATCCCTTACTACATGCCCAAGTTGTAACGTCTTCTGACTTCTTCTCTGCCATATTTCACTAGTATATCGTTAGCATCTTCTTCTTCAAAGAAGTATTCGACTTTCTTTCCTTTTGACTGTAAATAACTGCCTAGTTTTAATCCCGCCGCTACCCCCGCTTTGTCAAGATCAGCTATTATCTTAATTGTATCATATGGGATATATTCTGTCAAATACTTTGACGCCATACTTCCAGAACCTCCTGGAGATACTATGTTGTACTCCATTAGTTCGGTAATCGCAGCTATACTCATAGCATTAATTTCTCCTTCTACTATAAGTAGAGTTGAAGATTTTGATAAAGAGGCTATAAATAAAGGCCTTTCATTTCCCTTTGGGCAGATATACTTCTGTTTAAACGGGACATCTTTAAGTATAAATCTTTTAATGTAATAATTCTCAAAAGGAAATACTATATAATAAAATAGTTCGTCTGTAGGAAACTTTAACCCTCTATATTCTTTAGCTGGTAGAGTACAAATATAGTTCAGTGTCTTTTGGATATCCTCCTTTTCTATCTTAAAGTCAGGACTAACCTCAATACCTACTTCTTCTAGCTTAGCCTTTTTACCACAGCCAAAGCAGTAAGCTGCTTCTGGGTATATAACCATACTGGGGGTATCTTCTTTATGAAAGGGGCATATAATTCTTCTCATATATACCTAATAAATATAAAAGGCTCTCTATCGGACTTAACAGCGAGTATTTGAGTACTGCCAAATTCTTCTGGTCCTAGCCAAGGCCTAAAACTTAATAATCTCTTATATAATTTTTTTTGCTCCTCTTTTATGGAATAAAAATACACTATATTTAATACTTGCTGTAAAGAGTAGCCAAAACATACCCCACTAATTAAAGGGTCCCCGAATCTAGAAAAAGAGGGGGCGACTTGGTCTATTAAAGCTTTATGCAGGATATCAAACTGAGTACCTCCCCTAGCCTTAACTTCAAACTTATAAGTCCTACCATCTTTCTTAGCTATTACATCATGAGAGTATCTTTCTTTATCAGAAGCAGTATGATTTGACATAGCTCCGCTAAAGGGAACTCTATAAGCGTCATATCCCTCTTCTATAAGCCTCCTTACCAATTCTCTTTCTACCCTACTGCCCTTATCTCTACTATATTTACCCATGTAAATAATCAACTTTCTTTCTAACAAAACGGCATCGATTACATATGTGCAATACACATAGCCCATCTTCAGTATTATTTGTAATTATCTCTACTAGGATAGGACGGCTTACTATGAAGTGTTTAAACCAACAGCGGCATTTATACAGTAATATAACACTAAGGGTAGATTTAGATACTTGTGCAGTCATCATATAACTATAATCCAAAGAGGTTTATGCCCATTACCACGCACACTCATCTGCGGTACTTTAACTTCTTCCGTATACTTCATAGTTCTTACATACTTTCTAGTATCTAAATACTGCTTAGTCTTTTCCACTTCTACTATAGCCATCTCTCCTGGTACAACCTTACCATTAGGTAAGGTATCTCCAGACACCCAGATATTCTGAGAATAGCCCCTAATAGCCACCCCCAGTCTTTCTAATCTTCTTAGATCATTCTTGCCTAATCCAATAGACTTATAATAGGGTAATGAGAAGCCTTCTGCTTTAGATAGATCTTCTTTCTTTACTAAGATCTCAGGATGTTTCTCAGCTATTTCTAGTAACTTATTAATTACTCTCATACTTCCGCCTTACAGGTATTACAATACCAATATTCAAGTGTAGTAAAAGTCTTATGCTCTGCTATATTCTTACAAGCGGGGCATATTACCTCTAGTTTGCCATTAATCCATTTACGTGTCTTATCATTAGTCTTATTAACCATGTCAACCCAATCCATAAGCTCGTCTTGCCACTCATCGCTCATGCCCAGTCCCCAGGCTTATTCTCTACATCATAAAACCTAGTCTGTATCTCAGAGAATAGAAGTTGATCTTTACCTATCTTACCCGCCCTATTCTTAGAAATTACAATATCAGTCTCATTCCTAAGAATATGTGTATCTATATTCTCCCTATTTAAAAAGAATACCACATCAGCATCTTTACCTATAGAATCACTCTCTGCCAAATCTTCTAATCCAGGAGTAAAGTCTCCATATCCTCTTCCATTAGACCTTCCCCTTGAAGCAGTATTTCTATTCAATTGCGAAGCAGTAAGAATAGTGCAATTTAACTCTTCAGAGAGTTTCCTAAGCTCTGATACAATATGTTTAATCTCTTCTGTTCTAGTTCTACCCGACTGAGTGGGTATGATCTGGATATAATCTACAACGATAAGACCTAAGGAGTAGTGTTTATTAACTTGTCTTGCCTTAGTATAGATGTCTGAGATACTAGTAGCCCCATTAATTACCCTAAACTTTAGTTTATCCATTTCAGTCTTTATCTGTCTCTGTAACTCTTGATCAGCATCAATCCTTTCAATATCCTTTTTAGCTAACATTCTAGCGATACGCTGCCAAAGAGTGATGGGCCGCATTTCAATATTAAAGAATAGTACATTCTCAGTACGAGATATATATTCTGCTATTTGCAGCATCATAGCACTTTTACCAGTACCTGGTCTTGCTCCGATAACAACTAATTCAGGAATATTCTTTTTAAAGACTTTATATTTATCTAAGGTCTTTAATCCAGTATTACGTACATACACCCTAAGCTCTGACTTAAGGTCAGAAATGTGTTGAGACACATTTTCTGACTGTTTTACAGCTTCTTTAGGTGTAATCTCTTCATTACTCACTTGCTTAATTATTTTAAGTATGTTTTCGTTGTCCATATATTTATTACATCGTAATAATATTGAGTTTTATCTTTTTTTGTAGAGCCTTGGTTATAAGCTATAATGGCCTTAGCCCAGTTACCGTATCTCTTGTGCTGATAGCTTAGATATTTAGCTGCATAGGTTATATTATGTATGGGCTGCATAAGCTCTTTCTTAGTACCTCTAAATCCCATAAATCTAGCAGTCTCGTATTTAACTTGACAGATACCATAAGAATGGGTAGTGCCGTCATTATAGTGTATCATATCTACTCTATGATTAGACTCTTTATAGCACATGGATTCTAAGATGCCTTCCGGTATCCCAAACTGAGAGGATAGGGCTATAAATAGAGAAGCTATATAAGAACTCATTTAACTCTCTTTTTAAAGCTACCCGCTTGTTTTGGTCTGGTACTCGCGCTATTATCTCCCGCCATAGTATAGCCTGCTATAGCGTATACCCCAGATCTTACTGACCTACCATTACAGATAGGGCAGGTAGTAGACTTCTTAGACCTAGGATTAATAGCCTCAAATTTATTAGCGCACTGAGTACAGGTATAATCAAATATAGGCATTATAACATACTTTCTCTTTTAGTCTTGCTCTTATACACATTAATATGTAAGAAAAAAGCATCTTCTACAGGAAAAGCAAACTTATTATTCATATCTAGTACGTGCTGCGAATGGTGGTATAGGCCTAAGTCAATAAAGTCCATAGGCGAGATATAAATACTAAATTCCCAAGATATGGTTCTAAACTGACTAGAGCCATTAACAGAGTCTTTATCTACATAGGAATGTATAGTATTATCCCACCTAAATACCTCAAATACGTTCATATTAACCCCCAAGCCCAGGTAACTAGCTGGGGACTTATTAGGCAGGGTATTATTGTTAATAAGAAGTACCCTTCCTCCGGGAAAGTAGCTTCTATAGGTTATATCAACTTTATCAAGAGATAGCACTTCAAAGGCATAACTGTTTAAACTCACTATAAGTAGAGTTAAGATTGCAATTACTTTTTCCATCGTTTTAATGCTCCTGAGCATGTTACCTTAAGATCTAGAGAAAGATCAACTCTCTCAGATATCCTCTCCATACTAGAGACTATAATTTCCTTAGCTTCCTCATATCGATCCTGGCGTATTTCACTAAGTATCTCATCATGTATCGGAAAGAGGGGCCTTCCAATATGCTTAAGTCTCCCCATTATAACACCAAAGGAAGAGTTAGTCAAGTCTGCCCCTGTAGACTGGATAAGAAAGTTAAACCCCTGCCTATATGCCTTATCCCAAGGGAGTCTTTTCATTATAGGGAAATGCCTAGCTCTACCAAAGGGATTGACGATAGGTTTACCTTCGTCTATTAGCTTATTACAGGCCTCTGTAGCCACTTTCAGCCCTCGGTACGTATCCCAGTACTTAGAGTGCACTAAAGTCGCTTCCTGGACCGATATAGACAGTATACGGGCTATTTTAAAAGCGGATGCCCCGTACTGCATAGCAAAATTGACTGTTTTAGCCTGAGATCTACTAATGCCTAGGGCATTAGCTGTAATATCGTGTAGGCTAGCCCCCTCATTAACAACCCTAAGAAGGTTCTTATCCTGGGTAAAGGCTGCAGCTATGGTAACCTCTAATTGGGAGTAATCTGCCGATATAAAACAATTACCTGGGCTAGGTATATAGATACCCCTAATACCCCCCTCTGTAGGCAACTGCTGCATATTGGGGTTAGAGGAGCTTAGCCTACCGGTAACAGTACCATTTACATGGAATTCGGGGTATATTTTCCCATTCTCTAGTCTTTCTAATGTACCCTCAATAAAAGATCCATAAACCTTAGTTACCTTCCTATAGTCTAATAGTAACTTAACAAGAGGATGTTTATCCTGCAGATTCTCCAGAGCTTCCTCATCTAAGGAAGGATTCTTAGTCTTTGGATTCTTCTGTATTGGTAGGTTTAGATAATTATAGACTAGGGTTTGTAGTTGAGAGGAAGAATTAAAATTAAACTTTGGCTTTGTTACTAAAGCTCTTCTCTTATCTGTCTTATAAGAAGAGATTTCTTTTTCCCATAGATCTGTTTCTATACATTCTATCTCAGGTAGGCAAAGACTTCGCATCTTAGGCATAGCAGCATTAATCTGCCCTGATAGCTCTTTAGCCTGTTTTAGTAGATATTCTTTATCTACATTAATGCCCTCTAGTTCGGTTAACAAAAGCCCTTTAGCTAATAAATGTACTAACTGCGATACGGGGGTTAAATAAGCGGACATTCCAGATTCTATAAATAATTTATATGTGTAGTATGCATCTTTACAGGCGTATTCATCTTGCTCGTTCTGAGGAGCATCTGAGAAGTTAACATGCTTAGCCCAGAACTCTTCTTTATAGTTATCTTCAAATATCTCTTGTACTCTAGAATCTAGAGAATGCTCTGCATTCTCATCTTCTAGGTGATGAAGTAGCATAATATCTATAAAGGGCTTATCTAGGATATTTATACCATTGTGGTATAATACGGCATAGTCGTATTTAAAGTTCTGAAGGATTAAGTAATCTACTTCAAGGTCAATAAGACAAATAGCATGAATACCAGAAAATATATAAGCAGTATTTCTAGTATGTTCATAAAGTTGTATTGTTAGTATTTTAGCTTGGCGAGTATTAAGGGAGTCAGTTTCTATATCAAGAACAATTAAGGAAATCCCCTTTAATTCTTTTATAAGGCTAGAAACTTCTTCTCTAGTGCCTAGCCTTACTATTTCCATATTAGTTGTCGATAGAACGACCCAGGATATGTTCTTTTATCCAAACATTAGCGGAGATAAGAGCATATTGATATGCTTCTATGGGCATGCTAAATAAAGAACCAGCGACAACATTTACAGTATAATAGTGTCCGAAGATAAGAGCACGTCTAATTGAGGGGGTAACATCTTCTGGTTTAATATTATATTGATCGCAATATTTAGCCACCATGTCCCCCTCAAGAAGTTTCCATCTATCTTCCTTTATCTTGGCTTTAATTTCCTTTTGCTCAGACATACTATTCAAAGTCCGAATTAGATTCGGTCTTAGGTTTATGTCCAGCTAACTTCTCTGCCGTAATAATTTCTAAGAAGGCGCTGCATTTAACCTTATCTTTAATATTGTCTGGTACTGGCTTATAAAGTAGTCTATCACCAATCTTAGCCTTTTGTAGGGCATCAAATGATTTAGCATCAATTGGCATTGACCACTCACCACCATTACTAAGCTTATATAAGCCCGCAATAGTTACATTGTATTCTTTAGTCTTCTCTTTTTTAGCCGGCATACCCTGTTTTCTCCTTTAGTGTGTTAATAAATGTATTTAAGTTTTCTGTGCTAAGATCATTTAGCACTTCTCCCCCCAAAGTCTTAATAGAAGTTACCAAGTCTTCTTTGGTAGATACTTTTTTAGAAATAGCTACTTTACCTAAGTTAGTAGCAAGCTTTACTAAAGTATCTTTATTAGCTACTGGAGTTACTACAGTTTTAGTTGTAATAGGAGTTACTTTAGCTTCAACGACAGGCGTATCTGTAATCTTAGTCTGTTCCTTATCATAAAGGGCAAGTCCCATACTAGAGCCTAGATTCTTAGCACAACGTTTAATAGCGTCTGTGATAGCTTCTTTAGTAGCTAGTTCATGCGGCTTACCCGGGTCAGCTTTATCAAAGCCATTACCAAAGCCCACATCTTCAAACTCAGTCCTCTTTCCATTAGGAAACTCGACTACAAGTCTAACTCTAGCTGTATAACTGGCTGACTGCTTTTCTTTACCATAACTGTCTAATACCATGCCTGAATATACACATTTTGTCTCAATAATCTGAGTAGCCCAATTACCGACACCTAATACTTTGTTAAGGCGATTAATAACATAATGACCTTCTAAGTAACTAAGTTTTCTATTACCTCCGCCATCTCTCTCTTTAATCACGTCTCGTGGAATACTCTCATTAAGTCTTTCTACAACATTCTCATAAGTAGTTAGCATTACAATTTCCTTTCTTTCTGCATTCATGTCTTTTTTCTCCTTTTAATTAATCTATCTCTTTTAAGAGTCTTATCTAAATTCTCTACCTTCTCAAAACTTACTCGTACTCTGTGATAGCTTACAGCGTACAATAACTCTTCTACTAAGCTAAGTAGAAATCTAGTATCTGTCCTATCTTTATCCTTAGTACGGCTATAATTGTATAGTCTGCCTATTGCTGCTAATTTCTTAAGAGTATATTTCATATAGTGACTTATTAACCCTCTTACTTTTTTCACATCCTAATTTAGCATAATGTTTTTCTAATTGCAAGAGTCTTTTTTTAGCTTGTTTTGTATTTGAATAAGTGCCCTCTTGAATCTCGATCTCAAGTAGTTCCTTAAACTTATTGTTTGACTTAGCAAAATAATAAGATACTATATGATCTCTTAAGTAAAAAATATGGGCTGATTTATATATAGTTCGGTCTAATTCGAATCCTGATAATTTAAGAAACTTAGATACAGAATCTAAGTCTGTATCTGGGTCTAACGTAATATTTACCTCATCTCTAACTGAAATACTCTTATTTATCTTTCTTTTAACAGTAAGCTCTTTATGCCCTTCCCCATCTCTAAATCGGATAAGGTCTTTATTCTTATTTTTAAAGTAATAGTCGTTACCTTGAACATATGTTCGACCATGATAGTTCTGAGTAGCTTTAAGAAGGTCCGCTAAAGTTACTTTAATGTCATATTTGAATTCTACTTCTTTATGTAGAGAGGGGGTCTTCATTTATCCCCCCTTTATACAGAGTATCTGTTTAAGCTCAAAAACAGACTCAACTAAATCCGCTTGATTTGCCATGACTTGATCTATATCCTTATAGGCGGCTGGAATCTCGTCTAGAATCTTAACAGACTTTGAGCACTCTATTCCTTTTGTCTGATTCTCTAAATCTTGTACTGTAAAGGTTGATCGGGCTTTAGTTCTACTCATCCTTCTCCCAGCACCGTGAGAGCATGAGTTAAAAGACTGATCATTGCCTTTTCCTTTAACGATATAAGACTTAGCTCCCATAGACCCAGGTATAATCCCTAGTTCTCCTTCTCTTGCAGATACAGCACCCTTTCTAGTTACCCAGACGTTAGATCCAAAATGATTTTCCATTGTACAATAGTTATGGTGGCAGTCTACTCGCAGAGTAGTTATCTCACTGGGGTCTTTTTCCTCTCCATAGACATGGAATGAAATATCTTTTAAAATTCTAAGCATCATCTCATTTCGGTTAGCCTTTGCATACGCTTGTGCCCAATGAAGATCATTTATATAGTCTTTAAATTCTACCGTATCTTGAGCAAAGTACGCTAAATCTGGGTCGGGTATATCTATGAAATACTTTTTCATTAAGCCCTTAGCCTTATCAATATGCACTTCTGCTAATTGTTTGCCTAGATTCCTTGACCCCGAATGTAGTAATACCCAAGCTGTTTTATTCTGATCTTGGCAGATCTCTATAAAATGATTCCCCCCACCAAGTGTGCCTAGTTGTTTCTCAACCTTATCTAAATTAATCCCCTTCATAGTGGTGAGTCCACCAGGAATCTTAGAAAGTGATTCGTTAATTCTAGAGGTTGATTCTTTGTGGGCATTAAAACCTGTTGGAATTGATCTCTCTATTGAATGCCTTAATGTTGCAAGTGTGTCCCCAAACTTATCGACTGTAAATGGGAGCTTAACTGCGCACATACCACACCCAATATCTACTCCAACTGCAGATGGTATGATTGCCCCTTTTGTGGCAATCACAGTACCTATCGTAGACCCTTTACCAGCATGTGCGTCTGGCATAACTGCCACGTGTTTGTGGATAAAAGGTAAGTCAGCTAAATTTCTAAGTTGTTTCTCTGCCCCCTTCTCCAGATCAGAGGCCCATATTTTAACTGGTACTTTTGTATCAGTAATTAATCTTTGCATTTATTCTTCTCTATAGCCTTTAAGGCTTATCCCCTTCTACAGAATCTGCTGTAGCCGCAGCATCAGAGGGAAGAGCATCCTTAGTAGCCGCTCTTAAAACTACATCCACTTCTATCTCTTGCAGCTTAGCACAATCATTATCCTTAACCTTCTTATAATCCCCATTAAAGACTTCTACCAAGACTTCATCTTGGTTAAGTCGCATAAAGACCTTACCAATTAAGTGATCAGGTATCTTATCTGCTTGTACGTCATACCACACAACCCTATCGCCTACTTTTAGTGTATTTGGGTCTAGTTTTGGTACAAATAGGCCCTTAATAGTATCTAGCATTTTTCCTAACATTTATTTCCTCTTCTTTTTACAATCTTTTATTTTATTATCGAAAAAATTAAAGCAGTCAACCCGCCTAAGATTATTATATTCTTTAGCTATAATATATGTTTTATCTTCTATATTTCTCATTATAAGGGAGTATTCTCCTACTTTTGTAATTATGTATATCCCATCGCGGTCTCTATAACATTCCCCTACTTGATAGGAGGCCCCAGATAGATTATCACATCCCATTAATAATAGGGTAAATAATAGTATAATTCTTTTCATTGCTTAATTCTCCATTCTGTAGAACAGAAGCATTTATTATCTATAATCCGACTAGCATTAGGCTCACAACTTTTACGGCATTCTAAAGTCTTTTTATCTAGATTTTCTGAACTACGTATTGCTAATCCAATGTGCACTAATAAACTTACAGAGATTATAAATACGCCTATATACAACATAGCGAATACTATATTATTTACCATTCTCATATTTAAAAATCCTTTAATGGTTTCATCTTTATTTGTGGAACATAGCCCGCCTCTTCTTCAGAGATATAAATCCAACCACCATAATACCCATTACTCTCATTACGAGTCTCTATATCTATATACCCCTTATCTGTTTTAATCTTAGTTCCCATAGTTTTAATTTCTACCCCATCATCCCATTCTGTATTCTCCGCACTAAGAACAGTAGCATCTATTAAGTTCTTAGCCCCAGAAAAGTGTGCTATAAAAGAACTAGAGCAGCAATCCCCATGCCAAGATAGATATAGCATTCCTTTATCTGTATCCAAGCAGAGGTAGTCTTTTTCATTATTAATCGTGGCAGAGATTACTTTTCTTCCAACTAAATCTTTTATACTTAAATCCCCCATCTATTTTTCCTTTCTCTAATAATCTTTATAGCCTCAGCTCTTGTTATATTCTCCCCGCTATAATAGCAGTGTAAGTAGTCTATGTTTTTAGACATACTTTTCTCAAAATAATTCCCATAACCGTTGTCCCACTCTTCTAAGCAAGAGACGCAACAAACATGGTTTTCTACTTCTTTACAATACACTCTCCATCTCACCTTCCGCATTTATTTTGTCCCATGACAAAGTTCATAATAAGCACACCTATAACTTCCTTTCATACAAGAATTAATATTCTTAGTATAAAGATCTTTTTCTTTTACTATTTCAAGTAATTCTATCTGCTTTCTGACATTCTGCATAGCAGACTCAATACCCTTATCTGTAATATCTGCCTTTAACACTTGTATCCTAGGCTCTGGCATCTTTACTAAGACATTGTAGACTACTTGCTTAGGCAGTACGCCTGTCTTCTTATGGTAAAGATAAGCATAGATCTTCATCTGTTCTGACTCTAATCTTTCTTTAATATATGGCCTACTGGATGTTTTAAAATCTACTACAGATAGTACGCCTTCATACTCGCCTATAAAGTCGGGGGTGCCATAGATATCCTCATGCTCTAGTTGAACCTCTAAATCCCCTTTATCAAACTTCTTAGCGTGTAGTCTATCAAAGCGGGATAAGAATACTTCTGAGTGTGATTTAAGAGTAGGCCAGTCTAAAGCGCCTACCGATAATTCTTTTTCTTTAATCGAATCCCAGTACATATTGAATAAATCCTGATAGTCCTTATTCTGACTTAGTATAGACTCTAGTCCCATATGCATAGCAGTACCAAAGTGCAGGTCAATACTCTCTGATCCTGGCTCTTTAATACCGTCAATATATCTAAACTTATACTTCTGTAGACAGTCTTGAGCAGTAGTTAATGCGGAGTAGTTATACTTCATAAAACCTATTGTCTCATATCTTATCTATCTTGTCAATACTTTCTTTAACTGGTCTAAAGTCTGTGTCATTTAGATTAGACTTACCTAGATTACACTCTCTACAGAGTACTTGTAGGTTACTAAAGGCAAGAGATAGATTAGGGTACCTAGACTTGGGTTTAATATGGTCTACGTGCATATCCCCTTTAGTCGTACCGCATAGCATACATTCTCTACCATATCTTAGGAATACCTGATATCTAAGTTCTCTCCATTTCTGAGTGTCATACAAATCTCTATCTGGTCTTTTCTTCTTATCTCTCTTCTTTGGTGGGCCTTTAACCCACTTATTCTTCCTTCTCGTTACTACAGGCTCTTCTTTAGGCCTCTCCTTAAACTCTGATGCTGCGCATAAGGGAGAACAGAACCCCCTCACCGTGTAATAGAACATCTTGTTTACTTCAAATCCTACTGAACACTTATTACATAAGCTTCTTGTGCTCTTCCTCATAAATTCCTATCTCAACTGCATAGCGATTCCTCGCTTCGGTCGGCCTTTTTTCTCTGTTGTCAGGACTATATACCTCTGTTTACTAGAGACTTATCGGTGCTAGCTACCGGCGTGTATGCACTTTTGAGTTAGAAGTAACTTTGTCCATCAAATCATTAAGGGAATTCCTACTACCACAATTTTATTAACTAGCATGTGCCTTGGAGAGTTAGGTAACTCCAGCATCCAGGTTCCCTCATGCCTTCCCTTTGTCCTTGGTCTTATATTTACTTTAAGACAGGCCTGGTTTAAGGTCTTTTACAGGCGTAGCATCGACCTAACCACTATTATCCCATATCTAAGAGAATAAAGCAAGTAAATAATTTATTATTATTTGTTTGACTTATAACGCAGTACTTGATATAATAGGGGGATTATAAGGAGACTTGTATGAAGAAATCTAAAAGTAGGCCTGCTAAAATTCGATTAGTCGGCTTATCTATTATTATAGCCCTAAGTTTATATGGTATATTTCATTCTTCTTCTAAAGAAGATAAAACACTACTTTGTATGACATTAGTAGGCCCATTAATCTCCCCACGCTATGAAGTGAGAGAAGAGGGGGGTATGTATAGAGTATCTGTAAAGAAAAATGTAGAGGCTTTGGTACCTAAACAGTCTTGTATATTATTTATTACAGACGATAGTGCTACAGAAGGAAAGTAAGATATGAAAAAAGAACTAATGCTCTTCTTTATTAGATTTATGTTTATCTATACTGCTATTATGATCGGCTTCTTTATTGCCGCTTACTCAGCTAGTGCGGATAGTGAAAAGGCATTTGGTAAGTTAAGACAGGCGGTAGTTAGACTGCCTTATGGTAGTGGCGGAGTAGTTCTTACCCCATCTAAGAAAGCAAGGGTGATTACTAATTATCATGTATGTCTGCCATCGGCAGACTTGGGTAATGTAACTGTAACTTTACAGGATGGTACTACGCATGTATCTCCTATTGTAAAGTTAGCCCCTAATTTAGACCTTTGTCTTTTAGAACCCCCAGCACATACGGTACCGCTTAAGCTCTCAGATAGAGAAACTGGAAGAATGTCTCACGTATTTAATAGGGGATACCCTTTGGGTATCCTGTCCGAGTCTGAGGGCATGGTACTAGATATTCAAAAATTAGTATTCTCCTTTCAAGTGCCTTATGGCTATCCTTGTAAGCGACCCGCTATTGACTTAGATAATGGGACACATATAGGCTGCTTTTTTGAATATATTAATCAGGTTACTAGTCTTTATTCTCAAGGGGGCTCTAGTGGCTCTCCTATTGTTAATGAAGATGGGGAGCTTGTGGGAGTTATGCAGACCAAGCATAGAACTGAAGGCGGGGGCTTTTTACCGCTATCCGCAGTTAAGCAGTTTCTCAAGGGGGAGTAGTATGAAGTTTAAAGTAGGGGATAGGGTAGCTGTATATGATGTTAGTAGGTGGGTTGCGAGTATATCAAAGGTATTAAAAGATGATAGATATGAAGTATATTTAGATGATGATAATTTGAAACCTTGGCATAGAGGTGGAATAGTGCACGAGAAACAACTTAGAAACCTTGTAAAGAAGAAAAAGAAATGAGCTATAAATGTACATTATGTAATAAGATTACTCTAGGCTCCCCCAGTCTTAAGATACTAAAGACTAGAGAGAAGAAATATACTAATATTCTAAAGCGTGGTAGGAAGGTATATACTAAAGAGTCTAAAGGTTGGGAAATAGAGAAAGAAGTTAATACTTGTAAGGGGTGTTATGGGAAACAATAAGACGCCGAATATTTTAATGCAATTCTATTTAGAAATAGAAGATTTTACTTTAGAAAAATTCTATTTTCAGCTTGCTGAGACTAAAAAACGAGCAGAAAAAGAATATATTTCTAAAGGATGGGCTGTTATTTATGATTCTATAAAAGAAATTCTCGGTAGAAGTAAAGTTACATTTAGATATTCAATATATGGATATAGAAATGATAAGCTAGATAACATAAAAGTTTTAGAAGCGGATATGGTTAAGACAGCAGAATCTTCACTAACGGGTGAATGGGAAAAAGCAATTAATTCGGCCCATCTTAAATGGAAAGTAGATTACGCAAGAGTAGCGGATTTACTAGGTCAAACAGCTGAAGACCAATTAATTTTTAAGGCCACTCCAGAGGAGCTTAATAAAATATACCCCAAACCTATATTTGGCACTCAAACAAATGAAATGAGTGCCAATATTAAGGGAAAATCTCAGTTACCCAGTCCATGTGCAGAAGAGTTAAAGTCTATTATGGATAGGCTTATAAGTAAAGGGCCAGATTCAAATGCTAAATTATTTTCTATGCTAGACTCTAAACCAGAAAAGTACCTTACAGGCAGTGTTCAGGCCGAGATAGGAGTTGAGTCCCCTAAAAGATTAAAAGAAATAGAACAATTCCCGAATATAGGGTCTAAAGTATGTAATTCCTGTAACCAAGAACCAGAACTAAAGGTATTTGATACATTCCAATATTATTTTTGTAATCGATGTAAGAAAGAAGTATGAAGCTAATTAATTTTATAAGTAGAGAAGGGGATACGCTGTATATCAACACTAAAAAGTTAATATGTATTAGAGGTGATAAAAATATTACCTTTTTAAGGTCTGGAGATTTCATAACTTCTACATATGAACTTATAGATAGTCTAAAGTATAGACTTGAGACTGAAAGAGATCTATCAACTGAGGAAATAGAAAAATTAAGAAATACCGCTAATGTCACATAACTTAGTAAATACGCCAGAATCTATATCACAAACAGTCTTAATGCAGAAAGTAGCCACTTTAGCTATCTCTGGCTATAAGACCTCTCAAATAGCTAAAGAGTTAAGTCTCTCTTTAGGCTTGGTAAGAAAGATTACTAAAGACCCTAAGTTCTTAGAGCTTATCGAGGAGACTTCTGAGAAGGAGTTAGCACCACTGCTAACCAAGGCTAAGGCCGAGATGGCAAGACTAGTATCAAAGTCTATTAAAGTAGTAGAGAATTGTCTTGATAAAGATGATTTAGAAGCAGCTAAAATAGTACTTAAGTCTGTAGGTCTTGCTTCTCAAGAAGAGAAGCAGGGAAGTACTGAATTAAATATTATTATGCCTGGAGCTAAAGAACCAGATACATTTAAAGGAGACTTATGAACTTTAAAACAGATAAACTTAAGAAAGATTACTATAGTGGATTATATGAGAATAATCCCAGATTAGTGATTTTATTAGATGGTTTAAATAATTTTGTTTTTCTTGAAATGGGTAAAAGAATTACTATAACTTCTATTTACCGCACTCAAGAAGAGCAAGATGAACTATATAAAGAAGTACCAATAGATAAAAGGCCCGCTAGATCCCCACACCAAGACTGGAAAGCTGTAGACTTAAGATCCTCCGATTTTACAAATAATGAAATTAAGCGTATTGTAGCATTCTGTAATCAATTTAAGTATCAAAACGGTACTAGAGTAACCGCATTGTATCATACTATAGCGGGCAATGTAAACCACTTACATATCCAATATGAATAGTTATGCCTTATATTCCTAAAAAAGAACGCATGGGGATAGATTCTGTAATAGCAGATCTAATGCCGGAAATTAAAGACGTGGGGCAACTTAACTACACTCTTACTAAGATCATACTAGACTATGTAAGCACTATAGGCCTTAATTATAAGAATGTAAATGGTGTTATCGGAGTACTTGAGTGTGCTAAGCTAGAGATGTATCGTAGAGTAGTAGCAGCTTATGAGAATAAGAAGAAGAAACAAAATGGGGATGTCTACTAATGCCCAGAAATATTTATGTAAAAATTATTAAGAAGAAAAAAGATAATGAGATTGCTTTTGAAGTTAAAGCTGATACTAAAGATCCTTTAACAGCACAAGAAATTATAGATGCAATCTCGGAAATGATTCTAATCTCTACAGGAGATTACTTTTTAGCAGAAGATGAACGTTTAGATTCTTAAAGATCTAACTCCCAGATTAGTTCTTGTAGCTTAGTCTTAAATTCTACTATATGACCATTATTTATTATTGTAAAGTCTGCGTTAGCTCCTTCAGTAAATGCTTCAGTACTATGACTACTACCTTCTAAGTTAATACGCTTAGACCTTTCGTCTATACTAGATTCAATTTTAATTACTTTACCGCCGAATTCTCTGAGAGCTTCTAGCTCGTTAGGAAACCTAAGGTCATCACATAGTACAATAGCTGTAGGGGACTGCTCTAGATAATACTTAACCCCCCTTTTCCAGATATTAGTCCATAGATTAATATCCTTCTCTCTTCCCCACTCTGTCCCTATCCATTGTAATAACTTTCTGTCCTTAGTCTCTGGTTGCTTTAAGCCACAGATGTCATATACACTATTTTGAATATCATATAGAGGCTCTGCGAATTTAATAATACCGACTTCTCTTTCAATACCTTCTTTAATAAACTGACAAGCGGTTGATTTACCAGAACCCATTTTACCACAAAATGCAAATACTCTAGTCATATATCCCTCTTTACGTTAAGTTGTTTATTCTTAAAATAGATAAGAAGTCTTTTAAGCTTTGGTATGGCTTCATGAATACCATTTAAATACACCATCCATTGATCATAGTTAGTATTCTCTGTATGCTGCCCATTACGCAAAACTGTTAAATAGTATATTATTTGATCTAATATACGTCTTAATTCGTCTTCTTGATTACTCATTCATTAATTCCACAATAAGCCTCTCCCATTTAGGTATAATACGTTGTGGCGTAAAATCTAAATTCTTTCTAACAAAAGGCCTGTTCCCATTATACCAGGAGATTACTTTATCTGCAATATCTTTAATACTCATATCTCGCTTTAGATATTGAGCAGGATTATTAATTAGTTCGGGTAATGCGCCCAATCTATAGGTTAGTACTGGTATGCCCAATGCGTTACATTCTGCTACCACAAGACCAAAGGTCTCGGGGAATACATCATTGGGGTATAAAAGACACATAGAGTCTTTAATATTCTCCATTAGGCTATAGAAAGGCCTCTCTCTTAAGTTTACTATATTAGGGATATCAGTCTCAATACTAGGTAAATAGCCAGGATTGGCTATATAGAGTTTAGTCTCTGGCAACATCCTATTGACATGCATGAAGACCTCTAAGGTCTTCTTAAGGCCTTTATGCGGAGAGGATATAAAGCATAGCTTATTCTTATCATAAGATGATATAGGTGAGCTTATACCTATATCTAATACATTATGTATAGTCTTAACTTTATAATTAAACAAGGCTTCTGGGTAATAATATTTAATTTTTAAGAAATCTCTACATTGTGTAGACAAGCTCTCAGATACACATAACTTAGTGATACCTTTAAGAGTATCATAGTCATTAAAGCTTCTCTCAGTAGCCCAATCATGCATCCAGATAACAAACTTAGCTCTGGGGAATCTCTCTTTAGCCCGCTTATAGTAGTCTTGCACCCGCATTAGAATCACTATATCCGCATTCTCTTCGGTTTCTAGGGGGGTAAAACGTAGTCTTGGTCCCTCTACCCTTACCACAGCCCTATTATGCTGTTCTAGGGCAATTGCGTGCGTATCGGAGAGGTATATGGCTATTCTTAGGGCAGTAGCCTCTGAACCACCTAAAGACTCTGCTAGGAAGACCTGATTATCATATGCCTTATTGCATACAGTATCGATTATAACTATTTTAGACATCTATATCCCCTTGTCTAGGGTATTGAGCTAATAGATCTATAAGTGGTGTATTATGATACAGCTCTGTAAAGCTATCTTCTAAGATACTTAGACTATAGCTTGCTCTAGCGCCAGACTCGAGTAATCCCATCTCTATTAAGAACTCAGTGATAGATTGATACTGTCTATCAGACAGGTAATATTTACTAGTGCCCCATCTCTTTAGATAGCCCTTTTGATATAGGAGTATGATATCGCGTCTCACTGATGCGCTTAACTCGCCTAAAGATTCTGCTATCTCTTTAATAGATAGCTTCTTGTGCGAGTTATGTATAAATTCTAGTAGAAGGAGATACCTATCTGTTAGCTTTGTGTTCAGCATACTATTTTACAGTCTCGTAAGTTAACTCAAACATTTGGAGCATGCTTGTCTGATTCATTCCCAAACAACCTTTCTTGTTGGCAACATTATAGAGTTTTCTTTACAAAATTCCTCTGTCCACTCTTTTACGGTAAGGCTAACAGGATTACTTTGCGGAGTGTCCCCTTTATTTATTCCCATAAAGAACCTTTCAGAAGGTTCACCTGAATCACAAATCAAATCTTTCATTTCACCCACACTTATATTTCTCAAATTTGCAATTGTACCTTTTAAACACGCACAATCGCCTGAGTATTGCGACCCGTCTATTTTTCCATCCATAATACATTTATATAGTTCAACAATTTCATTTTTAGCTATTTTTAAAACTCGAAAATAGTCTTCTTTTACATCGCGTAGGTCCGCAGAGCTTAGGTCCGCAGAGAGTAGGTTTGCAGAGCGTAGGTTTGCAGAGCGTAGGTTTGCAGAGATTAGGTCCGCAGAACCTAGGTCCGCATAGCGTAGGTCCGCAGAGCTCAGGTCCGCATAGCGTAGGTCCGCAGAGCTTAGGTCCGCATAGCGTAGGTCCGCAGAGC